AAGCGAAAATAAGTTACCAAATTGGCTCACAAAAAGCATCAATTATACCATTGTTGCTACTTTAATTATAGGCACTATTTATTTAATTAAACTTATTTGTAATGGCTGATAATAATGTAGTAATAACGGTTGATGTTCAAGGTAACGCAACTGAAAAGACGCAATCATTAAGGGCGCAAATGAAAGCGCTCCGTGATGAGTTGGGAAGGTTACCCGAAGGCACGGCTGAATACAACAAAGTCGCAAGGCAACTTGGTGAACTGACTGATAAAGTCGGTGACTTAGGGAAAGAGGTTAACACGTTGTCGGGTGATCCATTGGAAAGGTTGAACAATTCATTTAGTATGATTGGCTCATCCATTATGTCTCTTGATTTTGGTGCTGCTCAGACTGGATTAAAAGGAATGACTGCGGCCGTTAAGGATTTCAAAATAAAAGATGCAGGAGAAGCGGCAAAGGGATTTGGTAAAACGATGTTCGATTTGGGAAAGGCGTTAATGACTAACCCAATCTTTTTACTTGGTGGAATTATAGCGGCAGTTGTTACCAATTTTGAGGAACTCACAAAGGCTGGAGGTTTAATAGGTAATGTATTCGGATTTATCAAGAGTGCCATTGATGGGGTGATTGGTGGGTTGGTTGATTTTATGGACTGGATAGGTCTTACTGATACCAAAGCTGGTGAACGTGCGGAGAATGAAAAGAAAAGAGCAGAAGAACAAAAGAAACAAAGAGATGAGGAACTAAAAAAAGCTAAGGAAGTTGAAGCGGAAAAGGAAAAGTTAGCGAAAGAGGCGGCTGCGAAAGAGGCTCAGAGAATGCAGAAAATCAGAGACGACCAAAAGTCGTTAAATGATTTCTTAAAAAGTGAACGTGAAAAGAGACATCAAGAATCATTGACTGAGCAAGAGCGTGAACTCCGTCAATTGCAGTTGACGTATGATGAAAAGAAAAAATTAGCACACGGTGATGCTGCATTGTTGAAAGCGTTGAATGATGAATATCAGAAAGAGATTCAAAAAATAAACACCAACTATGTAAACAAAAGAGCGCAGGAAGAATTAGCAGTTGCCAAAAAAACAAATGAGTTATTAAAGCAAATCAAACTTGAAAATCTTGCAGAAGAGGAGGCGTTATCTCAAGAAATTCAAAACATTCGTCAAGGTGCTCAAGCTACTGAATTGCAAGATGTGCAAGATGTATACAACGAAAAGATTGAAAGAGCAAAAAAATTGAATCTTGATTTTGAAGTATTAGAAGAAGAATTAGAACGGAAAAAAAAGGAGATTAACGATAAGTATGCGGTGAAGGAAGTTGAGTTGGTCAAAATGACAACTGAACAAAAAATGCAATTAGCGCAAATGTCCTTGGGTTCGTTGAGTTCGTTAGCTGATGCGTTAACTGCAAATGGTGTATTGAACGCAAAGCAATCTTTCAAAGTAAATAAAGCGTTACAATTAGCGCAGGCTGGAATTGGCGCAGTACAAGCGGTGCAAGTTGCATTGGCTGACCCAACTTTGGTAGGCCCTGCACGTTATATAGCTGCGGCGGCGGCAGGTATTGCAGGTGCGGCGAATGTCGCTAAAATTGCAGCAATGAAATTTAATCCCGGTACGACTACTCCTCCTCCTCCTCCTGGTACAATGGGCGGCGGTGGCGGCGGTGGTTCAACAACTGCTCCAGCATTGGACTTGTCATTTCTAAACAATGGACAAACGAAAGCACAACCAGTACAAAGTTATGTTTTAGCTACTAATGTGACAAGCGCTCAGGATGCGCAACAGAAGATTCTTGACCAATCAAAACTAATAAAATAAAATGAAAGACGAAGAAGTAAAAGTCATTGAGTATACCATTGATGATAGTGGATACCTTGGAGTACACGCAATGAGCCTTGTAGAAAATCCTGCCATTGAAGTAGATTTTGTAGCACTATCTAAAACACGCAAACAACAACAAGCGGCAGTTGAGGAAGGTGAAAGGAAAATGGTATACGGAGCAGTGATGCTACCCGAACAATTGATATACCGAGTTGATACCGCAGGGCGTGAGTACTATTGTAAGTATTCCAAAGAGACCATTAACAAGATAGCGCAGGAATATCTCAAAAGAAATATGCATCACAACTCTAATTTAGAGCACGAAATCCCAGTTGCAGGTTGCACCGTTGTTGAGTCGTGGATAACAGAAGGACAATTTGACAAAAGTCAAAACTTTGGATTTTCTTTTCCTGAAGGTACTTGGTGCATTGGAATGAAGATTGATAACGATGAGGTGTGGGCATCAATCAAACAAGGTGATGTAAAAGGCTTTTCATTGGAGGGATTCTTTACTGAAATCAGTGATGAATATATGACTCAGCAAGAGATTGAAAAGATAATGAGAGAACTTGAAAACGAGTTAAGAGGATTGTAGAATTACACCAGTGCAGGTGTATTGTTTACCCGACAAAAAAGGCCTTCCACGTTTGGAGGGCCTTTCTCGTTGAAACAATTAAACAAACTTAAACAAAAACTATGTGGAGCAAAAGTAGTGTTTTTGCTACTAATACATAGAAAAACAAAAATCAAGATATGAACAAAGTAACAGAAATCATTTCTAAATACGCAGATCGATTGAAAGCGTTTGGCATTCAACTTTCAGCGGAAGGAGAAATAACAAAAGAAGCACAGATGGCAATGGCCATTCTTGCTGATGGCACTGAGGTGTATTCACCTGATGCTGAATTCGCAGTTGGTAGCGAATTATTCGTAATGGATGCCGATGGCAATCCAGTACCTGCTCCCGATGGTGAGCATACAACTGCTGAAGGTAAAGTAATCGTTGTAAGCGGTGGAGTTATCGCTGAGATTAAAGAGCCTGAGACAGAAGTTGAAATCGAAATCGAAGAAGAAAAACAAGCTGCATTCGATGGTGTTAGCCGTGAGGAATTCGAGTCAACAATCAACTCTTTGGTTGAAGCATTCGAAGCTAAGATTGCATCATTGAATGCTGAGAAAGAAACTCTTTCTTCTGCTATCGAAAAAATGTCAAAGCAACCTGCTACCGATTCAGTAAAAAAGAACAAAACATTTGTAGAAGAAAAGCAATTGAGTCAAGCTGAATTCTTCAAATTGTCTCACACAGATCGTGTAAAACACTTATTAAAAAATCAAAAATAAATAAAAGAAAAAAATGGCCACAACCACAACATTAGCTACCACATATGCTGGTAAAGTTGCAGGAGGATACATCAAGTCTGCCTTCCTTGCAAATGAGTCTTTGCAATATTTGACCTTTAAGGAGAATATTGATTACAAAGAAGTAGTTAGAAAAATCGTAGATAACGTAACTTTCTCTGCGCCTACTTGTGATTTTTCAGATACTGGAACAATCGCATTGTCAGAGCGCATTTTGACTTTGGAGAAATTCCAAGTTGATCGTTCATTATGTAGTAAAGATTTCTTAATTGATTGGGACACTTCGTTTGCTCAAAATGGAGAGATCACTCCAGATTTGTTAGAGGCAGTAACTGCTACAATGTTAGGCGGCATCGGTGCTAACAATGAGCGTTTGATTTGGCAAGGTGTTAACGCTACAGCTGGTGAGTACGCAGGTTTTGAAACATTGTTCCTTGCTGATGCTGATGTTATTGATGTTGCCAACGTTGCTATAACTAAAGCCAATGTTGTTACTGAAATCGAAAAAGTAATTGCAGCAATGCCTATCCGTGTTCGCCGTGCTACTGAAAAACCAATTCTTTATGTTTCTTCTAATGTAGCTGAGGCTTATCGTAATGCTATGGCAACTGCAGGTACTGGTTTCTTCTATCAAGCTGGTGAATCTATTTCAATGACCTGGTTAGGTCAGTACACAATTGCTGAGTGTCCAGGTATGAGTAATGATCATATGGTTTTTGCTCAAAGAAGTAATCTATGGTTTGGTACTAACACTTTGGCACAATGGAACGAAGTAGCAGTAATGTCAATGAGAAATGTAACTCTTGACCGCAGCATTCGTTTCTCTGCTCAATTCTTGGCAGGTGTGCAGTATGGTTTCGGTAACGAAATCGTGTTCTACTCATAAACATTAACCACAAGTAAAGGGGAAGGTGGTTAGGTCTGCCTTCCCTTTATTTTAACTCTAAAAAAAATATAAAATTATGGCTTGTGAATTAACCGCAGGATTTCAATTGGATTGTAAAGATACAATCGGAGGAATCAAAGCAATATACTTGCAACAGCACGCTGACTTTTTGACGGGTGTAGCTGCTGATGCAGGCACTGAAGAAATTGATACTTTGCCTACTGCATCCATTTACAAATACATTTGTACAAAGCATACTGGTAGCTTTACCGTAGAGGTGGCATCAAGTGTTGAGAATGGTACAATTTTCTATACACAAACGATAACTGCTACATTTTTCAAATTGACTGCGCCACGCAGAAAGCAATTGGAATTAGTTGCTAAGAATCGTTTGGTTGTTTTTGTACAAGATAACAACGATAACATTTGGATGGTTGGTAGAATGGATGGTGCTGAAGTAACCGCAATGACAACCGCTACTGGAGTTGCTAAAGGTGATTTGAACGGATACACCATTACATTTACCGCAGAAGAAGCGCATAAGGCTTATCGTTTGGTATCTTTTACAGATACTCCTTTCGATAACTTTGAAGACATTACTGTTGTAGCTCCAACTATTTAATTAACTTTGTAGGTAATGAATTATCTGCAAACTAATACCGCATCGCAAACCCTTCTTCTTTCATTAGAAGAGGGGGTTTTGCTTTTACCTCCATTTACCGATTACTTACTTGTGATTCAAAATGAAATCACACTACAACTATTTGCGGTTATTCCTATCTTAGTTGATAGTAATGAGCGAATAACTACTTTGAGCGTTAGTACTGATACAGATGAACCAGAAGAAGGATGCGTTTTAATTACTCAAAGTGGTCGTTACAATTATATAATTTATGGTCAAAATTCGAATAGCAACCTTGATCCTGCTAATGCTAATGTGGTTGGAGAACTTAAAAGAGGATTTATTGAATTTACTGCGTTAACCGAGTACTTTGACCAACCGAACCTAACCATACCTAATGACATCGAATATAATGGCTAATCTAATAAACGAAATAAAGCAAAGAATTGGCGCTACTCAAATAGAGATGGCAAAATACGTAAAGATTGGACCAGTTGAAAGAGAGAATATATTAAAAGGATGGGTAAATTTTGGCGATCAAAATATGTATCCTCAATATTTGATTGAATTACAAAGAGAGTCGCCTGTGCACGGATCAATTGTTAACTCAATTAGTCAAATGATTGCGGGTCAGGGAATAGTCGGTGGCAATGATACCGCTAACGCGTATTTAAGTGGCCTTAAAATTGATTTAATCATTCCACAAATATCAAAAGATTTAAAACTTTTTGGAGGTTACTATTTAGAGGTTATTTGGTCGATGGATAGAACAAAGATTGTACAAGTTAATCATTTACCTTTTGAAAATTGTAGATTAGCTTGTAGTGATGAGAATGATGATTTGATTGGTGTATGGTATAGTAGAGATTGGTCTGACATAAGAAAAAAGAAAAATATACCTGATTTTATTCCAATTTTTAACGAAGAAAATAAAGATGAATTGCCTAAGCAAGTCATTTTTATACATACTTTGAAAATGGGTAGTGAATATTACCCAAAACCAGATTACATTGGTAGTGTAAATTATATTGAACTAACTAGGCAAATTGGTGAGTATCACGTTAACAATATTCTTAATGGTTTTTTTCCATCTTTGATAGCATCTTTTAATAATGGTATACCTTCTTTGGAAGAACAACACATGATTAAGAACCAATTAGAAATGTCAATTCAAGGTGCTGATAATGCAGGTAAGGTGTTGACATTCTTTAATGAAGAAAGAGATAGAGGTGTTGAATTCACAGCATTTCCAATTAACGATGCAGATAAACAATATCAGTTTTTAAGTGAGGAATGCACAAAGCAAATTATGATTGCTCACAGAGTTACATCTCCTTTGTTATTTGGTGTGAGAGATGGTGGTGGTGGATTGGGTAGCAATACCGATGAAATGAGAACTGCTTTGTTTATCTTTCAACGTCAAGTTATTGAGCCATTCCAAAGACTTATTGAGGATGGAATTTCTATAATTTGTAATGCATCAAATGTAGTTGCAACTCCAAAAATTATTTCAAATGAGATTTTGGAAGTACAACCAGTTGAAGCGCAACAGTCGGCATTAAAAAAAAAAGTTGAGTGCAAACACCAAAGCATTTCTAAAACAGATGCAATTGAATTAGATAGCATTGCAGAAGAACTCATTTTATTAGGCGAAGATGCAAATGAGGACTGGATTTTGATTGATGAATACGATGTAGATTATGATGATGACGATAGCGATAACGAAGCTATATCACATATATTTGATGCAATAGAAATTCATCAAGTAAGCACAGGTACAGCTAGACCAAATGCTACTAGTGAGCAGGATGCATCAATAGACGAGCGTAAATATTACACACGTTATCGTTATAGCGGTAAAATAAGCGATGTCACTCGTCCTTTTTGTACTAAAATGCTACAAGCTGATAAGCTATACAGAAAAGAAGATATACTTGCAATGAACAGTAAAGCTGTTAACCCTGGATGGGGACCTAATGGGGCTGATACCTATAGTTGCTGGTTGTATAAAGGCGGAGGCAACTGCCACCATATCTGGAGTAAACAATTGTATATCAGCGCAAAAGGATTTGGATTGGATTTGAATAGTCCAAATGTTAGAACTCAGGCTTGGACAAGAGCAGAAAAAGCAGGTTACAAAATTCGCAATAACTACTTAGTAGAAAAGAGACCTATTGATATGCCATACAATGGATTTCTACCTTCCAATCCACGTTTCGGAAACAAATAAAAATTAATAAAATGCCAATACCACAAGAGATACTTTTAATAAACGAGGACTACATAAAGAAGTTCACTCCATTGACTGATGCAGTTGATCCCAATCTTATCAGACCTGCCATCTATTTGGCGCAGGACAAGTATTTGACCAACTTTTTGGGTACTAATTTAACGGTTAAATTAAAGAATGATGTAGCCAATTCTACTTTGTCAGGCGACTACGAAACACTACTCAATGAGTACGTACTGAAAGTTGTGTTGTGGTGGACAATGGTTGAACTTTATCCGTCTCTTTTATACAAGCACGACAACGGTAACTTGGTTAGCAGACAAAGCGAGGACACTACTCCAGTTACTAAGTTTGAAATGGAATCTTTGAAAGAGGCTGCACGACAAAACGCGCGTTGGTATACGCAAAGAATGGTAGATTATTTGTTTTTTAATTCAACTTTATTTCCTGAGTATACAAGCAATACAGATAACAACATTTTCCCTGACCGCAACCCATACGGAAAGAGCAACTTTTTAATATCTAATTCATATAGACAATGGCCAATAAATTGGGCGATAAGAGACTTGCTACCACGATCGTATTAAAGCGAAAGGAGTATGAAAAACTTTTGAAACAATACCTTAAAAAACAAGAGAAAAGATGAAAGTAAAGTTGTGGTTATTGGGTATTGCAACCGTCTTTTTGCCAATCAAAGAACTGATGATTACAATCGGTTTTTTGGTGGCGATGGATATGGTTGTTGGAATATGGAAAGCTATTAAGTTAGGTCAGCGCATCCGTTCACGCAGGATGAGTGATACCATCACTAAGTTGTTGTTGTACCAAATCGCAATAGTTAGCGGATTCCTCATTGAGCAGTATGTCATTGAACAACTTATCCCCATTACTAAGTTAATAGCTACCATTGTGGCTATAATAGAATTCAAATCAATTATAGAATCTATTGAGTCAGTTACTGGTAAAGATTTGTGGTCAAAAATTAAAGCTATTATAGGAAGAAAATCAGAGGACATAACAGATGCGATGACGGATGGAAAAGATAAGTAAGTATGTAAGTTATTTTGAGGTCACTCATAGCAATCAAGCGAAGGCATTGAAGATTGGCAACGTTCCAAACGCTGAGCAATTGACAAATCTAAAGCTGGTATGTATTAATATTTTTGACAAAGTTCGTGAGCATTTTGGAAAGCCAATCGGTATCTCATCTGGCTACAGAAGCTATGAATTAAATCAACGCATAGGTGGTAGTAAGTCAAGCCAACATATAGAAGGCAAAGCCTTAGATATTGATGGAGACATACACGGTGGCATAAATAACAAAGAGTTATTTGATTGGATAAGAAAAAATTGTACATTTGACCAACTCATATGGGAGTTCGGAAGTGAGAATGCGCCTGCTTGGGTACACGTAAGCTACAACAAAGAAGGAAACAGAGGTCAAGTGTTACGTGCGGTCAAGATGGGTGGTAGAACTGTTTACCAACCATTTTAAAATATATGCCAAAACAAGAAAGTCAAAAGACAAAATTAGCACGTGAAGTGCGTGAGCGTTTTCCAGACGCACCAACTTTAACGTTGGCAAAAAAGTTAAGCAAAGAACATTTTGAAACATTCCTTGGAGTAGAAGATGCTAGAGACGCACTGCGTTATATTGAAGGAAAAAGAGGAAAGCGAAAACCAGCTGACAAATCTTTAATGATGGACAATGACAGACCTCGAAATCCTTTCAAGTTGCCAAAGTCATATGCCAAAGGTCGAAAGCACATTGACATAAAAGGCAAAAAGATTCTCATCCTATCCGACATTCACATACCATATCACGATATCGATGCATTGTCAACTGCCATCCAGTGCGGTATTGATGAAGGAGTGGATACGGTTGTGCTAAATGGTGACGCATTAGATTGTCATATGATTTCTGATTTTGTGAAGGATCCAAAGAAAAGAAAATTCAAAGATGAGTTGTACGCAATGCGGACTTTCATTTACGAGTTGCGCCAAACATTTCCAGATGCTGAGATAATCTATAAGGAGGGCAACCACGAAGAAAGATACTGGAGATATATGAGAGTGAAAGCACCTGAACTTTTTGATATAGACGCATTTGATTTCGCATCATTGTGCCATTTGGATAAACATAACGTACAATGGATTGAAGGAAAGAACAAGTTAAATGTTGGCGGTCTATCAATATTTCACGGCCACGAATTCGGGAAACAATTTATGCCATCTGTAAACGTTGCGAGAGGTCTATTTTTGAAGACAAAAGCAAATGCTATGTGTGGACATCACCACCAAACTGCTGAACATACAGAGCGTGATGTAAATGGCAAAGTTATCACGTGTTGGGGTGTGGGGTGTCTCTCTGAATTATCACCTGACTATAATCCATACTCAAAATACAATCACGGATTTTGCATAATAACAAGAGGAAATGGAAAAGAATTTCACGTTAAAAACTATCGTATTAATCAAGGCAATATCTATTAGCATTGGTATTGCAATTGGTATATTGATATGTGAAAAAAACTATAAACCAACCACAAAATCGGTTTATCATAACGATACAATTGTTGTATTGAAGGCACGTATTGATACGCTGAAACTTGAACGCATTAAACTAAAAACGATATATGAAAAGGACATTGATACTATCTATGTTATGGATTCTACTGCCATTGATAGCGCATACTCAAAAGCTATCGAAAGACTCATTGAGATGGAAGGAGCTGGATTCTTTGCGAACTGAAAGACGATTGGTTGTGTTAGCAGTTACATCATTAGAATATCACAAGCAAATGAATGCTAATTTATGTTTGGAGAATCAAACCTTAAAGACGATTAACCTACGTAATGAGTCATATATCGGACAATTACAGCGTGAATTGAGGGATATAAGACACATTAACGAGGGATTAAGTGAGGAATTAAATGAGGGATTAAGGTCAAAAAAAAAGTGGCGCAATACCACTCTTTTAATTGTTGGTGCGAATGTCATTTTTTTGACATCATTTTTTTTAAGTAGATAGCAAAGTCCAACGCTTCCTCGTAGGCGTGTTGCATCCATTCCTTTTCGGATAGATTCGCCTTATCTACTGTTGTGCCATACTTAATGCGCCCCATTTTCTCACGTGAGATTAGATCACTAATGACCTCTTTGTAGACATCGGATTGGCAGTTGTCAAAGTCGTGCGTGATATTCATAATTTTATACTTAATTTAGGTTGTGATTCTTGTTGTGTACGGATATACTCCGTCAATTCAGGTAACATCCAGTATCCATATTTTGCCAAAAGTGATGTAAATTCGGACATTTGGCAAGTTATGTCTGGTAGCATCGCGCCGTCAGCGTCCCATAACGCTGTTATTGTCTTGCCGTGTTCACGCTGAATTGACTCATTGAGTCTCTTTAATAACATCTTAGTTTGGTGGTTGTAAAACCATTTTATTTCCTCGCATTCATCACCTGCATAGATACATGCCTGCAACCACATAAGTAGGTTTAGCACCTTGATTTTTTCAAGTTCATCCTGAGTGATTTCTGTTTTCATTTTATTTAGTTTTAGTTATGTCTTTAAGTTGTTTGTAGATAGACTTGGCCGTTGTTCCCCAGTACATTTCACAATCGAATTTTTCATCATTCATTGTGAATGGTGGATCAACAAAATAGGCTTGATAAAACTCGTCTTCTTTTGCTGTGTATCTGTAGCAATTTTGCTTGATTGGGCAATTCGTGCCTTTGCATTTTGTGATGTCTGCCATAGTTCAAATATAATTACGCAAATGCGTATTTACCAAAATTCTTTTTTAATTCATAAAATGCCCTCATCATTATAGCATCTGCAAAGTCGGGAGAGATTCCGTGTCTCTTTTTAAGGTCTTCCTTATTTGTGACTCGCAGCTTGCCATCACTATC